GTGATTCCTCCTTTTCCTCTCTCAATGTTTCATCTTACTTTAGGTGAAGCGTTGACAATTGATGAGGTGAGGAGGCTGTTCGGTCCCCCACGCCGGGACCGCCCCATGTTCCGCGCTCGCGGTTCTGGTTTTGCTGTTACATTGCGACCGCCACCGGCTTTGGCCGGTGCTCGTGTTGCTTTTGATGGCGACCATGACATTGACGAGCGCGTTGAGAGCGCAGCTGGGGCGGCTGCGCGCGCGGCAGAGGAGCATAGAAAATATGCTCTTTCTCTCCTGCCGCGTGACGCCCCGATGGTGAACAACGACCGGGTTAATCGAGAGACCGCGCGCCGTATTGCGGCTTTGCATCTTGCTCGTGAGGAACTTGGTTTCGTTGAGCCGCCGCCTGATGAGGTTGTTTATGACGACCGCTCAGGTGCTGCGTTTCGGCGTAACCCAGCAATTGACGAGTGGTTTGAGGCACGTGACCGGGCTGTCAACCAGTTTGTTAAAACTAATCCGAAGCGTTTTCAGTTTTGGATTGATTTTACAACTCGTAAGGTGCGCCCAGTCGAACCGCAGTTGGCGCAGCGTTATGAAGCCGCAGGCATGGCTGGCGAAGCTGCAGTCATCCAGGATTTGGTTGTGCCAGATCATTGGTATGATGCAGAAGTTGAGGTGCGGCCAGAAATGGCTATTGTCCCTCTCGAGGTCATGAATGTGGTTGAACCAGTTGTTGTTCCAGTTGGTGAAGCTGATGTTGAGGCGCCCAAGAAGGTTAATCGTATTGGGTCTCGTCAGCGCCGACGTTTGCTCCGCCGCCGTTCCCCTATTCCTGTTGCCCCTGGTCCTTACCGCGATTTTATTGAAAATTTCAATATTGATCGTGGGGATGGCCCGGATTTGGGTGCATGGGATGATTTGATTGCACCCGTTGGTGGTGCGGTCAAGAAGAAGAGGAATCGGCCAGGTGCTCGCCAGCGCAAACGGCGATTGAGTGCCCCGCGTGAGGCGCGTTTGCAGCCTCCGCGGGGCGGTTTGCCTCCTTTGCCGATGCTGATTATGGCGGCCCTTCCCATTGTTGAAGCCCTCAGTGTGCACCGAGGTCGCTACAACAGAATGAAGTACCTTAATAAGGTTGCCGCCGATGATTACAATCATGGTGTGTGTGATGTTCCTATCGTCGCGCCCGTGGTTGAGACTCCAGCATTCGTGCTTCAGCTTCCGAGTATAGACAATCAGGTTATTAGTGCTGCCGTATGCGTTATTGGTTGTAGTGTGGTCAGTATGATCGTTATTGGTGACGTTGTCCGGCGTGTGCGCCGCGCGTTGTTGACTGGTTGTCCCATGTATGATTATATGTGGCTGCCCCGTTTTGCCTATAGTGTTGGCGGTGCTATTATTTGGCCTGTGTTTGGAGTCTGTACTCGTTTGTGGCGTTGTCGTGGGGAGGTGTTGAGGGAGGCTCCTGCGGCTGAGGAGGTCGTTCCGGGCCCGCCGGTTCTTGGTCTTTTGAATGAACAGGTTAGCGCATCGCGCATGGTCACGCGTATTCGTGCACCAGCGCAAGCTACGCTTCGTGAAGTTCAGGCTGATTTTCAGGGTATTCGGCGTGATTACCTTAATCGGAACCGTGATTTGGCCACGCGTGATGCTACGCTTCTTTTGCAAGCAGCGTACATGCGTGAGATCTACGAGCGGGAGATGAACGACAAGTTTCTCGAGCAGTTTTACGAGCCTGTGGGTGGTTCACATGCAGTTCTATATCTTGTATTTGCGTTCTCACTTGTTGGTGTTGTTGTGGCGTTCTTCAGCCTTGAAAACCCGCTCCAAGTTTTCGGAGTGCTTGGTGATCGGCTAAGCAGTTCGCCCCTTGGTTACAATGGCATCTTTTCGGTGCTATTGTGCCAAATCCCAGCATTTGTTTTTGGCGTCATTTTCGTTTCTTGTTGTCGGTCTCGGCGCCCACGTTATGTGGGTTTGCCAGGCGATCGCATTCGAAATATTTGACTTATAGACGCCGAAGTTGTGGGCGCATTATATTGCTCCCCTGTTGACCCATTTACTTTCATTCGTGGGGTTTATCCCCAGTTTGTTTGCGCACGTGGTGTTGTCACTAACACCATTTGTTTGGGCCCGGGTGATGAGACGTTGTTAGGACCGCATGTGACCATTGTTCCGGAGAAGAATGTCACGCCCTGTCAGGGCGATTTGTCAGTTGGAGCCACCCTTATGGGTTGGGTCGCGTCATGGTCGTATGTCGCGCGCAAGTGCCGTTGTAACGCCCACCGAGCTATGTGTATGCGCCATGGTGTGATACAGCCGGAAGTTTCTTCAGCTGTTGACTTTGGAGCGTTGACACGTCGTCTTTGTGAGGTGTTGCAGGAGTGTCGCAGTGACTACGACCAGAGTATCTGGCATCGTCCTGAAGTTTGGATGGGCAAGTGGCCGTTGGTTAAACAAACACAGGTTGCGCGGTCTATCCTTGTTGATGATGTTTGGCCTGGGAGCGTTGACGCGATGGTTAAGCGTGAGTGTTATTCCGCTATTCCGAAACGTGCGCGCTTGATCCAGATGTATTCCAACAAGGCTACGCAGGCTCTGTTTGGTCCACAGTTTTATGCCTTTCAAGTGGTTGTGCTCAAGTTTTTGAACGATTATGAGATGTTTCCTGGGGTTTTTGTCACTGTTTCATGTGGCTTGAATCCTATTGATGTTGCTATGTGGTTACAGCATTGCCTTGACCATGGTGCTACCACTTTTTACGAGAGTGATGGCAAGAATTGGGATGGGACAATGTCTATGCCGCATATGGATCTCCGCCTATCTGCCTTGGCGGCATTAGATCCAGAGTTGTCGCGTTTTGCCCGTCGGGGTGTGTCGGTGAAAGGTGTTGGGTATTTCCGTGAGGGGAAGTTCCGATACAAGATCGCCACCACGGTTAAGTCGGGCCATAACGATACTACTTCTGGCAACAGTTTAGTGCGTCTTATGATTGCAGCTGATGTCTTCCGCCGATTGGGCGTTCGCTGTTGGATTATTGTTTCTGGTGATGACATGTTTGTGTGTGTCGCCGGTGATTTTTCTTATCAACGTGCTGTTGAATATGAACGTGAGTATGGTATTGTGCCCGAATCTCGAAAGTTCACCAATCCCTTTTCGGGCTCGTTCGTTAGTTCTATTTGGGTTACTGACGGGTCTGTTATTGGTTTTGTTCCAAAACCCGGACGGTTATTGGCGCGTTTGTTTTGGACCGTGCATCCACCATCGCCTCGTATGCGCGCCATATATTTGCGCAGTATCGTCCGTGGTTTGGTTGGTGTTTGTGGTGATTTGCCTGTTATCCGCGTTTTGTTGCAACGTTTTGATTCTGAAGGCGAGGTTCGTGTTTCTGATAAGTCGCGGTGGTATTCCACAACAACTATCCGATTTGGGCCTGGCATTTGGGATCATTTTGCGGACAGGTATTCGTTAACCGTTGCTGAATTGGTTGACTGTGAGCGCTGGCTTGGCACCCTACCAGTGGAGCCTGGGTTTTTACAGCATCCGGTCATTCAACGCATGGTCGATGTAGATATGGCCGATCTACTTGATCGTGAGTGACGGGTTCGGGTACACAAGGATTTGTGACTGTTTTCTTTCTTTTTGTGATGCGTTCCAAGGTTGAGTCGAAGTTGACTGCTTTTGGTCTCTCTGAGCAGGATAAAGGGTTTGTGATTAAAGCCCTTGACCCAGTTGGCCTTGAACAGTCGCCTGGTCTTCCCGATCCCGTTGACGTTGATGTTTTACGTCCGGAATATCGGGTTCAGGCGACTGTCCAGGGTCCGCCTGGCTCGTCGCAGTGGGATATGTTTGTTTGGACGCCACCTGGTGACGTTACTACTTTGATTTGGGCGACTGCTCCGTCGCCAGCTGACTTTACTGCCACTGCTGCGCCCTCTGGTTCGCAGTGGGGCGCAGTATTGCTTCAGCCTTTCACTGATTTACCCGGTTCGACGACTCTTTTGAGTTGCACAACTGCTGGTATCGTGACTGATAGTCTTTGGTCTTTTCGCACACCTACAACTTTGCCTTATACGTTTAGGCATGTTGCTAAGAGTGTCACAGCCGAACTTGTTGCCGCCGCTGTTAATGATCAGGGTGATGTTTATGCCGCACAGTACCCAACTACGGTGCTTCGTCGTGGTTTCTTTCTCCCTGCTGGTTATAACAGCGTTGCAACGACTAATGTTGTGGCATCTGCTGGCGTCTCTATACGTTTGCCTCTCAACGAGTCTGATTTAACGCTTTCTTCTCCGGGGCGTTATCAAGGTCGGGCTAAGGATGGCATTTATATGCCCCATTCGCTTACTGGCCCCTCCCAGCCTTTTGCCGATGTTTCGCAGCCTGGTTTAGTTACTCTGGATAATGCTGCAGGTGGCGCCGTTGGTTTTCAAGTGGCGTGCCTTGGCACTGGTTTTTCCGAGACTACTCAGTGGCCGCAGAACATGATCGCCACTTCCAATGATGGTGGCCTTGCTGTTAATCCGAATTTCTTTTCTGTTCCTTGGATTAACAATGGCAGTGTTGGTTCAGGTGGTGCCGTTTCAAGCGGCAACACCGGTTTCGACAACACCATGACAGGCGTTCAAATTTGGCGTGGGCTTGCGGGCCCTGGTTCGGGCGGTGGTTCCTTTGGAGCTAGCGTCATGTTTAAGATTGTTGTTGCGCTTGAAGTCATGTCCCGTCCTACTGGAGTTGACAGGATTTTTGCGCGCCCAGCAATGCGTTATTCGCCCCGTGCTCTTGAGGCTTATTACGCAATTGCTTCTGAGCTTGACGACGCTTATCCAGCGTCGTACAACCTTTTAGGTGGGATTTTGCCTATGTTGGGTAGCATTGCTTCTCGCGTGCTCCCGACTGCGGCAAATCTTTTAATGCCTGGTGTCGGGTCCGCCCTCGCGAATTACTTTAGTCCCCCACAGTCTAGCGGTGCGATTTTATCAAGGCGCCCTCCTGCGGGAAATATTGCTTCGATGGGTGGCGGTGCTGGCCGGGTTATCCCAGCTCCCCCGCCTCCGCCGCGTGCTGGCATCGAGAATGTCAACCCGGCGTATTTTGCGGGGTTTTCTCGCGCAGCTTCTGTCCCGCGTTCTGTTGTGTCATCTCGTGGGCGTGGTGTTAAGCTCGTGC